ATTCTCATTTACTTCCATTAAAATTGGCTTTTCTTCTAATTCAAATGGAAATTTATTTGTATAGCAAGTTTCAAGTATTTTTAAATTTAACATATTCCCTCCTTTAAATCAAAAACATATTTTATATAAGTAGGCTTATCACCTACTTATATATTACCACAAATTATATATTTGTCAAGCATAATTTTATATTAATATTTTATGAAAATTCACTATTTATAATGTCATAATCTTGTAAATACCAATATCCTTTATCATTCTTTTCTACTTTATAAGCATATAAAATATCATTGGCTTGTAGTGGTTTCTTCTCGTATTTATTAGACCATATAGTCAACCTATTCTTTTTTCCACTACCAATAGATATTTCATCAATTGCATATGCCCATATTTTATTATATTTTTGACTTATTAATGGTTTAACATCTAATACTAATAACTTTCGTTTATCTTCTTCTTTTCCTGTGGTTAAATTAACAAAACCTAAATACTCTTTCTGAGTGTTTATTTTTTCCTTAATAGGATAATCACGCACATTATTACACTTCATCCATTCTTCAATGTCATTTAATATTGCTTTAACATTCAAATCCATATATGTTTTACCAAAAGGAGATAATCTTGAATGTCTTTTAATTATATTATCAAGTATTTGGTTGTCCTTTATTTTGTCTACACTAATTTGTTTGGCAGAACCTTGCTTAAAAAAGTTAAAATATTCAACTAGTCCATTTAATAATCTACTATTGCCAAATTCATTAAAAAAACCTAATCTAACTAAAATATCCAATTGTGCAGAATTAATAGATGTTTTTTGGTTAATATCATATAACAATTCAATAAAATTATTATATTGGTTATTTCTTATCTCATATAACTCTTCAGCTATCTGCCGATTACAATGTTTAATTAATGGTATTGCATAATTGATTTTCCCATTATATATATTGCATTTTTTATGATTTTGTCTAAAGTCAAACTTATTCATTACATATCCATGATTAATAATATCTTCATATATAATAGTTGCATTATTTTTTATGTATTGAGATGAATCCTCTATATAAGAATTCATTAACGAAACATAAAACTCTAAAGGATGGTATGCTTTTAGTTTTGCTGTAATAAAAGCTATAGTAGCATATGCACTTGAATGAGATTTATTAAATGCATATTTAGCAAATTGAAGCATATCTGACCATAATTGATTAAATTGTTCTTCCGTCCATCCTTTATTAAGCAAGTTTTGTTTAAGTTCTTCATGTACTTCTATCAATAATTTTTCATCTTTTTTACCCGTAGCCTTTCTTAATTTATCTGGATTTCTAAGGTTGGCTAATCTACCTATTTCTATTAGTTGTTCTTGGAATACCATAATGCCATAAGTATTACTTAAAATAGGTATTAAGTCTTTGTGTAAATATGTAATTTCTTCTTTTCCATGTTTCCTGTTACAATAATTTTTAATGTACGCCATAGCACCTGGACGATACAATGCATTAGCAACAGATAAGTCCTCAATGCCAGTTGGTTGCATGTCTCTTAATGTATCCTGCATACCATATGATTCAAACTGAAATATTCCAACAGTATCTCCATTTTTAAAAATATCCAATACCTTTTCATCTGAAAAGTCTAATTTTTTAGGATTTATATACTCATAATCCTTGCTAATTAACTCAAGGGCATCATAAATAACATCAACAGTTCTTAATCCCAATGCATCTATTTTTACAATGCCTAAATCTTCAATATCATGCATATCTCCTTGTAAATATCGCTCTCCATTTTCATGATAACATGAAGCAGTATAGTAGTCTAAATCTTGCATCACAATAACCCTACCGCAAGGATGAAGCCCAAAAGAACTTGGAAGTCCTATTAGTTTTTTTGATATTTCAAATAAATCTGGATATTTTTTTATATATTTTTCAAATTTTTTAACTATATTTGGCTTATCAGGATTATTTTTATTTATTTCTATTAAATCTAATACATCATTTAATTCATAATCTTCTAATGATTTTGTAATTTCTTTGACTTCATTAAATTCGATACCCAACGCTCTACCTATATCAGTTAAAGTGCCTCGTGATTTATTATAATTAAATCTACCTATACATGCTACGTGTTGTTGTCCATATTTATTAATCAAAAATTGTATAATTTTTTCTCTATCATGTGTGCCAAAGTCCAAATCTACATCAGGCACTTTTAATTCTTTTCTCGTAATTTTACCCTCTCGTAAGGCATCCAAAGCACCAACATCAATAAATCTTTCAAAGTATAATTTGTGTTCTATGGGGTCTATATCAGTAATATTCATCAAATAACATAACAGACTTCCTCCACCACTACCACGTGCTATACCTCTACGTTTAACCTTATTTGCGTAAGTATATACCAAAAGATAATATCCTAAAAATCCCATTTCTTCTACTGCATTAAGTTCATATTGGTATCTATCATAATATACTTGACGTTCTTTTTCTGGTAATTTATTAATCCCTCTTTCTTCAAATCCTTTTTGACAAATATCTATTACCCATTCTTTTTCATTATTATATTGACTTGGTATATCAATATGTGGAATAATTGGAGCAGACAAAGGCAACTCAACATTACATTTATCTGCTATTTCATGAGTATTATTAATTGCTTGATTTACAATTTCACTATCTAAATATACCAAATTATTTCGTATTTCTTCTTCGCTTTGAATATAACAATCAATATATCCTTCTCCTTCTTCTTTATATGAACTATTAAAAGAATAAACATCATGATATTTTTTATCTTCTTTTGTAACAAAATGAGCATCAGTAGTTACAACAATTGATATATCTAATTCTTTTGCTAATGCAATAATTTTTTTATTAATTTCTATTTGTTTATTATCATTTCTTGCTTGTATTTCTAAATAATAATCATTACCAAATTCATTTTTATATTTTAATGCTATTTCCTTTGCTTTTTCATAGTCGTCAATCAAGAGAAACTTGCTTATTTCCCCTGCTAAACAAGCACTTAAAACCAATAACCCATCCTTGTGTTGTTTTAACTTCTCAAAATCTATTCTTGGCTTACTATAAAAGTTTTCGGACAGGTTAGATATTGATATTAGTTTGTTTAAATTAATTCTTCCTGTTTCATTTTTACATAGTAAAACTAAATGATAATATTTATTATTTTGGTCTTTTATATTAGTATCATCACATATATACATTTCACAGCCATGTATATATTTTATATTTTCTTTTTTTAGTCTTTTATAAATTGATACTGAAGCATGTATATTGCCATGATCTGTAATGGCAATTGCATTTTGATTAATAGATTTTAACCTATTAATTAAATCATCATAATCTATAATACTATCTCTTAAACTATATTTGGTATGTACATGTGTGTGTATCATCCGAATACTTCCCTTTCTTGTAAAGATATATTTTGTACCAAAACACCAGATTTATATTAGTTATTGGATTTGAAAACATTATATGTAAATGATATATTATATAATTATTATTCATACAATGCCAACTCTACCTTTATAGTTATTGATAAACTCTTGGTATATATTATACTTTCTATCTAAATAAATTTTTGCATCTTTATAAATATGATTCATTATATTGTAAAACTGAATGTTTCCAGCATACCTTATATATCCAACAGTATCAGTCGGTTTTCTCTTTTTAAAAACAAAGTTTTTATGTGTTAAGTTATTATTTCTTAAATATTGATGTATGTAAAATAACATATCATAGGTGCTAGTAATACTTAAATAATAATTATAATTATAGTTAAATTTATTTTTAGATTTATATAGTGATCCATTTCCATCTATATATCCCCTAATAAAATGTCTGATTAAATCGTTTTTTATTTTAGGTGGCTTCTTAATATTGCTTTTATGATAAACAACACCATGTTTCATTAATTCTTCACGAAAAGATTTATTATAGATTTGTATTCTAGCAATTTTGCCATCTTTTTTACTAAGACCCTTATTGTCATTATATATTCTAACTTTATCATTACTATTAATACATCTTAAAAATTTTTCTAAATGGTCTTTGTCTATAATACTTAATGCTATCCCGAAACATTTTTCGGTTACGTATCCATCTGCGTAAATAAAACCTAACCAATATGCTTTTTCTTCAGAATCAATTTCTTTAAAATAATCTAGTTGACAACTGTATTTTTTATATATATCTTTATTATTATTAACAACAATATTGTTTTTGTGTAATATATTACTTATTTTCCATCTGCTAACATTAAACATTTCTGCTAATTTATATGTTGTTAAGCCATTTTTATATAATTCACAAATTTTAATAATATCATCATTATTAAACTTAATCATTTTTTATCCAAACACCTCTTTTTCTTCTTTTTTGTTAATATTGCACACTAATTTCTCTTGAATATGTTTAGGATATTTTATACTTATATTTTGTTCCCATAAATATTTTCTATTTCTGTCTTCTTCGCTACTTATTAATCTCATAGTTTGTTTGTTGTAATATAATTTTATTTTTTTATTTGTTATACCAGTTGGTCTATCTTTTATAATACTTATTTCTGAATCGTGTAATTCTTCTTGTTTATTGTTTCTACTAACCCAATATAATCTATGGGTTAAATTTCCAAGATTTGATGAACCATATAGGTCATAAGCAGAATTAGCATTTTTTCCATCAGGTTTTTTGGGATGGCATACGAGGTGTGTATATGTTTTGTATTTTACTGTAAATTTTAACAAATCTAATATAAACTTCTTTTGTGCTGCCCATTCATCGCTATAATCAGAAAAATCCACACACATCAAATTATCAAGTACAAAAACATCTACACCATACTTTTTAAACAAAAATTCCATTCTGTTTAATATAGCTTCTGGTTTTGTATTTAAATATGTATCATAAAAAAATATTTTATTCTTATAATAATTTTTAATATATTCTCTTGCTTCATTTGTGACTGTATAACCTTTTGGCATATTTTCTCCATTATCCCATTCTATTGTATGTTTTTCTCCAGCCCAAGGTTTAATAAGCCAATTTTTTAATTGTCCACCTTCTAATTCACCACTGAAAACAAAAACTTTATGTCCATTTTCTACAGATTCAATAATTGCAGATTGAGCAACAACTACTGTTTTTCCTTGTCCTGTATATCCAGACCATATGTTTAAAGTACCTTCTATTTGCCCATAAATTAACTTATCAAGTTCATTAAATCCAGTTGGTATTTTATTTATATTTTGTATATCTACATCTTGACAATCCATAATATCAATAACATCTGGTATAGGCACTTCCTTTGCATTATTAATTAAATTTAATACTTCTTGTTTTCCACAGGCTATAAGAACATTATTAGCATCAGCTTTATTTATATCAACATTATATTGTTTATAAAATTCTTTAATCTTATCAATTACTACTTGATCTGGTTCAACTATTTTACATCTATGTTCACCTAATCGTACAATTACATTTTTTAAGGCAGTTTGTCCTACTGTATCGTTGTCATACCACAGTATAATAGTTTCAAAATTATCAAGCCATTCCCAGTTAAACTCTATCCAGCTTAAATTTTCTGCACCATGTGGTATTGAAACTACATTGGTAAAACCTGCTTCAATACATGATAGTCTGTCTATGTGTCCTTCTACTATAAGTAATGGTTTAGTAATATCTATTTGATTAACGCCATATAAAATGGGACATGTACTTGCTTTTTTTTGCCACCACATTTTATCTTCGCCTTTTTTTACTGGTCTTGATGGTCTATATTTAACACAAAGTAATTTCCCATCTACATCTCTATGCTCAAATACTATATTACCATCTGCATCTTGTTTAATACCTGCAAAATCAAGCGTTTCTTTGCTTATATGTCTTTTTGCCAAATATTCTTCAACCTTAGTCCTGTCTGTGTTTATTTCTTCTTTTGGATAAACATAATTTTTAAAATAATCATTATTATTTATATTGTTCCTACTAATAAATTCAAGTTCATCTGCAACAATATTAGTTTCATTAAATAATTTTTGTACTGCTTCTTTAAATGATAAACCTTGTTCCATATACAAATCTATAATATCAAATGTACGACCACAACCAAAACAATGATAACTATTGCTTTTAGGATTCCATATAAAGCTAGGAGTGCTTTCGGAGTGGAAGGGACAACATCCTTTTAATTTTTGACTATCAAATTTATCAGGTTTAAAATATTCTGCTATTTCATAAGCAGCCTTTGTAGAATATTTATTTTTTGCTTCAATTATTTTTTCTTTTATATTTTTACTCATTGTCATCCCTCTTAAAATCTTTGAAATATTTTATTTCTGCTTCTTTTCTTGCTTTAACAGCATCTTCAAATTTATCAAAAACACCCAAATGAATGACTTTATTTTTATAATTTATTCTTGCATACCATTTAAATGACCTTTTATCTAAATAAACACCTTTGTATCCAGAAGTATTGTTTTTAGGTGTTTTTAAATTACAACTATTTTGTTGTTTTGTACAAATTCTTAAATTGCTTTTTCTATTATTGAGAATATTTCCATCTATATGGTCTATCTGACTATTATCACTTGTTTTTATTAAAAATCTATGAAGCATTACCTGTTTCCTATTTATTGAAGTTCTTACATAACCCTTACTATCTAAAGACCAACAATGTTGTAATACTCTATTTAAATCATCTATATCAATTAAAAATTCTTCATTATTATTTGTAAACATTCTAACAAAATCATTTTCTATGATATACTTATTATATTTTTTATTTTTATTTGTAATTATTTCACTTTTTAGACATCCACAACTCTTAGTGCTTCCATTTAATAAGTTTGAAGAACAAACAATAATGTTTTTATTTCCACATTCACATTCACAATTCCACAATATTAAACCATGCTTATTTTTGCCAAAATAACTAATTACCTTTAATCTGCCAAATTGCATGTTGGTTAAATCTTTAAATCTATTGTCCATATATATTAATACTCCTTTTAATTAATATTGTGATTATAAGAAAGGAGATTTTCTCTCCTTTCTTATAATAAATTTAACTAAAACGGAAGATCGTCCATATCATTTGTTGCATTATTGTTGTTTGAAGTATTTAATTTTTCAAAATCAAATATAACAACATTTACAAATGATTTCTTATCTTTCCCTTCTCCTGTGGTTGTATTGCTAATCTTACCACTTATAATTTTAATTCTGTCCCTTGTTGACAATGCTAATGCTGGCTCTTTTGCCTTGCCTACAAATGTAACAAACCAATTTGAATTAACATATTCGCCTTCCTTATTTTTTTCACTTGTAGAAATTCTACCTTTTACATAATTACCTTTGTCCTCTACAGACCATACAGTTGCATAAATATTATTAAATAGTATCATAAAATACCTCCGTTTTTATATTTTTATTTTGTCAACCATTTCCTTTGTTAGAGGAATGGGTTTAATAGAATATTTTTTATAGAACTCA